AGGGTATGCAAGTCTCGCTGCGTACTGTACAATGGCATGGTGAGTCAAGGCAAGCATCGCCCAACTTGACAACGCGCCCATGGGCTGCCCAACCGCGTAGGATACCGAGCTGAAACCTAAGTTCCAGCTACGCGCTACCTTCGGTAGCCCGTATGGTCTTCCCACGAGGAGGTAGGCCCACGCACGTGCCATCCACTTACCTAGAAGCGGCTCCAAGATCATAATCTGTATCACTACAGGTAACCGATCTGTCGCCGCCGATAAGTCGTAAGACGCAACGAATTCGTTTCCTTTGAAACTTTTCAACAGCCGCTCCACCGGAGCGGTCTGATTAAAGGTCCCATCGGTTGGAATCAATCGCAATCTAGCGAATATCCACTCATGTAACGGTCGCATGAGGGTCTGAGTAATCAGATTCACCATAGCAAAGACTCGTATCTTACCTGGTTCTTGTTTGAAGCCTAAACGGCCAAAATAAAGGGGTTTCCCCCAGGTATCCCTCACAAATCTATTTCGATCTTGTTGAGCGGGGCTCGTCAAGAGGAAAGCGATCGGTGAGAGGCGCCTTTTATTTGGGTTCCGTCTCAACCAAACCTCAGCAATACCGTTGATCACGGTAAAGATCGATTGGATCGACGAGTGGAACGACAGTGAGTCCGTCGCCCGCAACCAACGCAAGAGAATCACTCTCATAGGTGCATCTACCCAAAACGCCAAAGCGTCTAAAGGTAGACCCACTAATGATGAATGACCTCCTGAATTAGGAGCGGACTTCAAAATCACTGGTAGTTTTAACACTCGTAGGTCTCGCCCAAGTTCTAGCTTCCAAGATAACTTCGTTACCTTAGCCGCCAGACCCAGGAACGTGGGGACCCATACTCTCCACTTAACAAGGATTGATCGGAGATCTTTCCCAGGGTCAGTAATCGTGTTCAACTTTAGCTTTCCTTGGAATGGTATTACTCGGTATAAACCGAAACAAGTAAGCCAGAATCTAATAACGTCTACATCACCAGAAATGATTAGTTTCCGTTGAGAGGAGTTTATGATCCGTGGAACCCCACGTCGAGTACGAGAAACATTACAGCCGAGCGCCCAAGGCGAAGCTGCTCTCATCCCCCCTGCGATCTGCTGAGTCAGCAGATAACAGGTTTTGAGATAGACAGCTAAGCCTCGAGCTCCGGCCTTCTTGTACATTCTTGCTGCGAAACGAGCAAATCCCCAGGCAACTTTAATTCGGCCAACTGTTAGGGCACCAAAGACTAACGGGACGATCCGTAGGATCATCCCCGCCAGTTTTGCCTCGGCTTTTACACCGAGGGACCAATCCAACGATCGTCTTACTAGACGCTGATAGATACTAATAGTATTTCTCATTGTTTTGTAATAAGATTGAAGGATTTTCGGTTCCTCTTTCCCTCCTAGGAGGGGAGAGCCGCAGGTCGCCTTAGCAGGCTTGACTTAACTTAGAGTTGTCAATATCGATTAACATACGCTTCCAGGACCCCGGAGAATTGCTTCTCCTTTTTCCCTTTCACGTATGCAACCAGATTGATACTCCTATTAGAGTGAGGATCCGATGGATACTTAATTCTCTTACGAGTAACAGTCAACCCACAGCCTATACCTTCGGGACTAGGTCTGCGGTTGTTATACCTAAGGGTTTGCCCTACAACTGGCTTAGCCAGCTTCTTTGTTTCCTTTCTTCAAACAAAGCAATATTATCGGTCACCCGACTGTCTGGCCCTAAAAGACTTACGCCTTTTTCGGGACTTCGTCCCATAGGTACGGTCTACACTATGGTTCGCTTTTATTAGAGATCACTCCCTAATCTACCCTGCTTACGAAGATAAGCCCAGCTCACTCTAATAGCTGGAGGGGTGGACACCAACGACCCAAGTGCTTAGTAACACGACGCATCACTAATTGCAACTCGGATAGGAGGCTTCTGCTTCCGAATCCGCGGAGGGCCAACGGCCC